GCTTTAGCTTGTCTTTCAACTAATTTAGCAATTTTGTCTTTATTTGCTGCTGCAAATTGTGGGTCTTGCTCTGCTTGAACAATTAAAGGATCATTAATTAATGAAATTTGATTTTGACGCATTTTGTCAGCAAAATCTGTAGCTAAACCTAATTTAGATTTGCTTGCTTGAGTTTCTGCTGTTTCTGCTGCCGCTTTACCTGCACGAATTTGTGGTTCTAATAAAGCCTTTTCTTTTTGCAATGCAGTAGAGCTACGACTAAGATCAACTATGTCGCTTAAACTCATTCCTTTAGGGGCTTCTTTATTGCCATAAATGCTTGTATCAATAGTTTGACCCATTGATGGTACTGAAACACCGCTTGTGCCGATTGCCATATTAGTCCTTAACCAAGTGCCAAATTGTTATTAATGGTTTGACCAAAGCTATTGGTAGTTGTTCCTGCCCCTGTATCTTGTAACATAGCATTTTGTCCTTGAATTGCACTACTTTGACCATAAGCAGCACCACCCCCTAAATTTGGATTTGTTTGATTCATGCTATTTAAAGCACTATAACCAAGCATATTTCCTGCTGTATTAGCCACTCCACCATAAATATTGCCTTGTGCAATTTGACTAGCGGCTGTAGCATTTGCCGCACCAATACCAAGATTTGCCACGTTTGTAGCTGTTCCAAGTTGAGCGTTTGCAGAACCAGTAGCACCAGCAAGTCCTAATTGCGCCCCACTCATATTCATAGCATTAATATTGCCACGTTGAGTTTGATAGTTATTAAATGCGTTTTGATAAGCCGTGCCAGCGTAATTTTGAGTGTAATCTTGTAAGGCTTTTTGAGCATTACCGCCAACTATGCCGCCTGTAGCATTATTAGCTGCATTTTGACTTTGTTGTCCTTGTTGTAACTGAAAAGCATAATTAGGAGCTAAATTAGCATTTAAATCTTGATTATTAAATTGATTATTAAAATAAGCGTTATTAGAAGCAAGATTGCTTAAAGCAGTAGTTCCTGCTGCTGAATAAGGTGTAAATTGCTGAGAAGCCTGTTGACCAGCAGCCAATAAATTAGCTTGTTGTGCGGCAGCAGCATTAGCTTGCGTATTAGCGGCATTTTGCTGTCCTTGAGAAGACATATACCCACTAATTAATGATCCACCTACTACTGCTGCGGCTACCCAACTCATAATTTACCTTCCAAAGCCATTTTTTGGCTTTCAATAACAATTTTTTTCAATTTATTACTCGAATCAAATAAAGCAAGTTCATCAGGTTCAATCAATTCTGCTTCTATTTCATCTAAATCAGTTTTATCTGTTTTATGAATAGTAATTCCTATAGCATCAGACAAAGCAAAAGTCACTCTTTTTGTGCCAGATTTGCTTTCAATTATATCGCCTGGAGTCAGTTTTATCATCCCATTTTCACTCCAAGCAATAATTTCTCCCATAACGCACATAAAAAAGTGATCTTTTAAATGAACTTTACCAACAATTAGCGTTCCTGCTGGCCTAGTTAACTTTCTGCAATACATACCTTCAGAAAAATAATGCTCTGTTTTAAGATCAACTTGTGGCATACAAGTCATTTCTGCCTGTAGCCTTAATATTTGTTCTTGGGTAGGAATACCCATTTTTTCAATAATGTCAGACATTGTAATAAGGCACTTTATAAGGTTTACCTTGTACGGTAATGTTAATAAAGCCTTGCGGATTACTAGGCAAAGTACCTGTACCTTTAGTAGCGTTAGTAGCAGAACTAAAGTTTAATAAGTTTAAAAACCATTGTTGCCATGCCCTTGTAGGCATTTTTGTCTGATCGTCAATTAAAGGGGTTACAGGGTAGGGATTACCCTGAGTTGATCCCCAAATATCATTAGCCATTAGTTTTCCCCACTTGATGCTTTAAGATTGGCAGATACAATTACCGCTTTAACAGGATCAGTAACCACTACTTCAAAAATACGATCCCTTGACCATCCAAGTCTGCGCCACATTGCACGATTAGTATATTTACCAATTCTGCCAATGCCTGTCCAATGTTCATTACTCCAAGTTGAGCCACCATCGTTTGACCAACGTAGCATAGCTTGTGGATTGGTAGTGTCAAAAGGCACTACTACGCTGCCTGGCTGAACAATTAATACATTATTAGGTGTAACTGAAATAATGCTTCCTGGGCTAATAATATAAGGCGATTGAACGTAAGTTGTTTGACCTGGAGTTGGTGGGTAGACAGTCAATGTATTGCCATAAGCAACGGTTACTGTTGTTCCTGCCGTTATTGTATAAGGCGATGGCTGATATGTATTTGTTGATGTATTTACATAAACAGGCGCAGGTACACCTGTTGTTGTTGAAATTGAGCTACTACCAGAACTAGGAGCTACGCCTGATAAACCGACACCAGGTTGAAATTGAATCTGAAATTCATCAAAATACTGACGTTGTAAGTCTGTAACTAAATGAGGTGCTCTACGCAATCTGCGGATTTCATCACCATTATCAGTATAGTTTGTAGGGTCTAATTGATAAATATGGCCATTTTCCCAATCGCCAACTAATACAACATCGTTAAATACAGTAGCGCAATTAGAACGATGACGATGATAGATATTGTTTGTATCGACATATAGCCATTTGTGCCAGAGTTGGGTTGTAACGTCATAAGCCCATGTTAAGTCAATTGTAGGGAATGAAAGCACATAGACTTCGTGACCTTCAAGCTGATAGGTATAAGCTACAGCATCTTCAACGTATTGGTTGACTAACGTGTTTTCTACAGCATGGGTTGATATTCTTTGTGGAAAATAACCATTCATCATTACAACTTCTGATTGACCACGATTGTTTTTAGCTAAATAAGCAAAAGAATTGCCTAAACGAGCCATCGAAAACTTAGCGGCTATTCCATGCTGACTTGATGATCCTGGGATTCTTTGAAATGGGAATGGGAATGTACCTACATCAGACCATACTTCTGAAGTATTTTCGCCTAATAAATAGACTTGACCATGATCTGTAATTAAAGATACTAAATTATCAGGCCCAGTAAACTTGCTTGCATAACTTAAACCATAAGTAATTGGGCTAAGAAGATTAGAAGCTGCCCATTGTTGGGTATTAGGATCGTTATAAACAAAGTAATTATCTACAGTATCTACAGTTGTTCCACCAGCAAATGCACCATCAGAGCTAGGTAATACTGAAAACTGAACGGCATACATTGTTTCAGACGAAACAGTTTGACTAAAATTAATAAGATAGTTACCTGTATTGCCTGTACCTGTGCCTGTTGTAAGCGTTAGGGTTAACCCTGTGCCAGCACCATTTGTGCTTGTAGATGCAGGACTTAAAGGAACAGATGTATAAGCACCAGCAAACGTCATAGAAAGCCCTGAAACCACGCCACCTGTCGTTATTGCTGTTACTTTGTATGTAGCTGGGCTACTGCCATAAACACCGCCCAAAACCGTTATAAGGTCATTTAAAGCGTAGTTTGTACCACCGCTTGTAATGGTTTGACTTAATACTGTGCCAGAGCCTAAAGCGGTAATAATAGTATTAGGGGTAACCCCTGTGCCTACGATTGTTTGACCTGGGTATAAAACACCACTTGTTACGGCTGTAACAGTCAAAGACGTTGTTCCAATAGAACCTGTAAATATTGCGCCACCGCCATTAGTGTTTAAAAGCTGGGATGTTGATATGGTGTATGAAGTATTAATGTTATATGTGCCTACACCGCCTGATCCTGAACCAAAGCTAGTAATAACCGTTTCTAAACCTATTCCTACGCCATATAAAGATTGACCTACTTTAATTGCTCCTTCTCTGACTTGAGAAACAGTTAGAGTAGTTCCTGAAATTGTGCCTGTAAATGAACAGGCATCAGGAGTTGATATGCGCCATGTATAACGATAAAGACCGTCAACAATATAAACGTTAATACCGTTATCAGTAATGCCTACTTGACCTGTACCGCTATTTAAAATACCGATTACATAAGGCACATAAGAAGAATCCATTGCATAAACATATTGACCGCAAACTGCAATCATATATGTGCCGCCAGCTAATGTTCTCATTCCCCTAACAGGGGCTTGTGCTGATAACGCTACAATTGAAGTAAGACCAGGAGTAGGATATAAAGCAACAACGCCTCTTGAACCTTGAGCTTTAGTTGGGTCAATTTCAGGCCGCCAGTTAATACACTCTTGGCTATCTTGATACAACGATGGGGCTTCATAACTAGCCCCAACAAAACCAAAATCTGCCATTTATTTAACATCCTTGTAGGCTTTGCCATCACGAATTCTTCTAATTGTAGATTCTCCAACGCCATATTCTCTTGCAAGCATAGCAATATTCCTATATCCAACACGTTGACGAATTTCTAATACTTTATTTGAAGGCAAAACACGCTTTGCAATAATTGATTTTCCAAACTTTGCTACGCTCATTTTTTGTTTAGATTCTTCTGATACTTTTTTTCCAAGTTTATTTTTATTGCCAATACGAGCATAAGACATTTGTTGACAAGATTCTTTAGTATGCTTTTTTCCTTTAAAAGTCATTCCCCAAGAAGATGCGCCATTTTTGTTGCCTTTTAAACTAGCTTTATGTTCTTCTGTATGTTTATAACCAGATGCACCTTCGCCACCATCTGTGGCATTTACTAATTGAATACCACGTCTGCGGTAAACATCAATAGCTTCCATTTCAGCAAGAAAGGCTAATTCTTCATCTAAATTTTGTGCAATATATTCTGCAATAAATCCGTGTTTAGCAACTACACGATGCCAATATTCGTTACGCCCTTTGCTTTGATTTAAACGTGTGTTTTTGCCTTTGCCAACATAAAATATTTCGTTGGTATCAGCTTTGCGGTGTTGATATATGTAAAAGTTCATGGGGTTAATTATACACCACTTAAGATCAAACTCTAGCGGAAGAACCCTCCCGAAAGTATCCACCCAGCATCACGTTGGCGAGAAGCTAACATAGCATCAGCAAAACGAGCAGATTGAACTGGGCGCATATTAGTGCGTTTAACTGTTGCTTTAGCTTGTGCTGCAAAGCCATTAATCATTGTTATTTGTGTTGCTGAAGCCTTGCCATACATAGGCATTAAACGTTCTGCCAAACACCATCTGAGTGCCATTGTGTAGCCTTGTGGCAAATTAATATCATCATAAATGGTGGTAAATTCGCTAAAAATATTATCAGCAAATATGTGCATTTCACCTTGCGATGGATTAGGCCATACAAAAATGTTACCTAGTGTTTCTGTAGGTTGGTAGTAAAGAGCTTTAGGCCATGGCCCATTTAAAGTCTTTAAACCAATCATTTCGTAATCTTCTACGTTTAAGATTGAAATTGGATAATCTAAACCACCATTATTAATAGGTATTCCATTAGAGTTTGTATTGATACGCACAAACGCAGAATTAATGGTTAATGGCCTTTGATAATATCCTGTAAACGTCAAGCTAGATAAGCTCTGTGGAATATTAACTAAATATGTTCCTGCTTCGTTTACGTTACCGCCTGCGCCTGTCAAAAACTGAACAATCTTAGTGCCAGGGGTTACGCCTAAACCTGTAATTGTTTGACCTATTGATATACCGCCTGAGTTAATTGCAGTAATAGTTAATACATTGTCTGCAATTGATCCTACAAAGCTGCATCCTATTTGACCGCCTGGCCCAATAGTGTATTGCGTTTGACCTGGTGTTATAGGAAAGATGATTTCATTTTTATAGAAAACCATCATATCTTCATTAGACCATTGCCCAACCATATCATTGAGCATATCAAAAGCATCTTGAACAGCATCAGCAGATGGGCTTTCACCAGCTTCTAATGCGCCAATGTCTTTTAGCGCACGACTGATAATGTCAAGTGCTTTAGCCATGATTATAGTCCAGCAATAATAAGTGCAAACAATTCGTCGTAGCGAACACCTAGACGAGTAACTTCTACAGCACCTGAAGAGTCTTTTGTATATGGCATACCTTCTGCATCGTGTGTTTGTCCATTAACTTCATACCATGTATCAGAGCAAAATACTCCGTAGTTATTAGGGTTTAAACCCTGCGCTGCAAAGGCTGCCTGTACATCTTGAGCTATTACACCAAAATGAATACGAGCATTTGCACCTTTTGCTTGTACTGCATCATTAAATTTAAAGGTTTTCATCATTCCTTTAAGCGCTTGACTAACAGCTTTTTCTGCCACAGATAAATCAGCAATTTGTTGTTTTTCATTAGCATCAGAAGTATTAATTGTTGAACTTGCCGCATATACTGTAGACCAACGATTACCACCAGAACCTAAAGTTAAATAGTTGTCTGTATTTGGAAAAAACTGAGTATACAAAGTATTGGCTGAAACTAATGGGGAACCTAAACCTAAAGATACAGTATTACTAGAAGAATAAAAATTGCTGTTTGCAGTAATTGTTCCTGTTGCTGTAATTGCTGCTGCGCCTACTGTGCCTGTAAATGTAGGGCTTGCTAATGCTGCTATACCAGCAGTCGACAAAGTAGAAGATGACCAACCTGACCCTGTAGATACCAATACGTTGCCTGATGAACCTGTAGAAGTTAATCCTGTGCCACCGCTTGAATATAGTAAAGTACCGCCTAAAACTACGTTTCCTGATGCTGGGGTACTAGGTGTTAACCCTGTAGAACCACCTGATACTGTAGTTACTGCGCCACCACCACCGCCTGAGAATGTAAGTGTTCCTTGAACTGTTAAGTTTTTAGGAATGGTAATGTTTTGTGAAGCATCAATGTATAAAGCAGATTGACCGCCTGTTTGCAGTTGTAAAGTGCCGCTAGAATCTGCTGTTTCAACAATACCAGCAGAAGAAGCGTTAATAGTAGATGACATGGTTATAGTCCTATATTTGGTTTAAAGGTTGGTTTAACCCACGGCAAAATGCTTTTTTCGCTATTTAATGCTTGCAATTGCTGTTCTAGGTTAGATTTTATGATATTTGAGCCATCTTTACTAGCTTCTTCTTCTATCCATTCAATAATGTAGCGTTCCTCTAAATCAGTAAATGGGACTTTATTTCTAAATTCAGTAAATGTCCATTCGCCTTGAGTTTCTACTGTATTTTGACCATCTGATAATGATGCAAAATAATGCGCTGAAATTAATGCATTATTTTTAAACAAAATATCAGTTATTTTCCAATTCATTAGCTACTCCACACCTCTGTAGGTGTTGTAGGAAAAGTTGCTGGTGTTGTAGGAGCATTTACACCAAGGTTGCGTACTGTGCTTCTATAAGCCAAGAACTCAGCTTGATTAGTCAAATAAGGGTTAGATACTGCTGGGTCTGCAACACTAGCTACTGCTGTCCAATCGGTGTCTGTTAATAGCTGTTTAGCTGTAGCAGAGTTTTGAGCTTGGATTTGCTGGCCTTCCCATACTGGATAAGCAGCATCAAGTTGTGCTTGAGTTGGCTCTGCACCTAACTTAGCTGTATTCCAAGATAGGATTTGATTAGCCTCACCTTCTGGCTGACCAGTTTGGTAGTCACCAGCCGTATAAGGGATGTTGTTTACAGTTAAGTAAGCGATAATTTCTGAGTTTAAGTCTGCCATGATTTACCTATTAAGATGAAATGCCGTAGAGGGATGCGGTGCCAGACCCCATATGTGTATAGCTTGTAAACTTTAAAGCAGTAACAACATAAGCTGTTGCAAGCTGACAAGAACCATTTTCGGTGTAATAAGCACTTCCACTTGAAGATGCAACCATCCAATTCATAGCGGGATAACCATTATTACATCCTGTAATATACATATATCCTGAACCACCTTGATATGGCTGAGAACCGCCGCCAGTTTGGGCAAGAGAAAATTGTATAGTTCCACTGTTTGTATATCTTTGTGTACTAACAGCACCTGTTGTTGATGAATTTACTTCATATTGATAACCGCTTGTAACATAAGTTGTAGAACCATATCCAATGTTTAAATAAAGGGGATTACCAGAGTTTTGTGCAGTGCAATTTGAAAAGATAAGTAAATAACTAGAATATCCACTAAGCCCTGTCCATATCAAATCAGAATTACTAGCAGTCTGCGTACTAATTAAAGTCATTGCACCAGCACTAGGAGTAGACCAAGTTGGAGTTCCTGTGCCAGCAGAAGTTAATACTTGTCCTGCTGTACCAGCAGCACTATAAGCATGAGCCGTACCAGTACCATATCCTACACCGCCAGCCGTAGCTGTAGCAGTTGAATTTGTACCGCCATAAGCTATTCCTAGAGCATTAGTAGGAGTTAAGCTAGTAGAGGTAAATGCGCCTGTAGATGGGTTAAATTGCAACTTAGTAGATGAAGTATTTTCACCTGTAATTGAACCGCTAGTTGCGCTTGTAAATGTTAAATAACGAGTAGCATTGGTTGTAGTATCGTCAGTAATTGTGATGCCTGATGTAACTGTAGTCCAAGTAGGGGCTGCTGTACTACCACCTGATGTTAATACTTGACCGCTTGTGCCGTAACCTGTTGTGCCACTTAATGCAGGAGTTGTGCCTAAGTTTGTAGATAAACCAATAGCACCACTAGCATTAATTACATGGGCAGATTGACCTGTTGTACCCCAAGCAAAATAGGTTTTATAACCATTTCCAGAGCCAAAAGAAATATCGCCATCGTGACCAGAGAAATAAATACCATTATTAATACTAAAGAAATCGCTAGGAGTAGATGCACTAAATACCGATGAGTTCATACCAAACTCACCATAATAAGTAGAGTCTGTGCCTAAATCGTTACTTAATACATAGTTTGTAGATGCGTTAGCCGTATTTGATTTGTTTTGCAACACAAACTGTAAATAATTACCTGATACAGTTGCTCCGCTTGCAAAAGAACAATTAGAGGCATTAAACGATAAAGTTGGTGTAGTGCTAGTAGTTGAGCTTAAAGAAGCATAAGTAAATGCACCTGTTGAAGCTGTTGTAGCACCGATAGACACAGCATTTAATGCGCTTACAGTAGAACCTAAAGAAACAGCAGTAGAACCAAAAGTAATAGAACTATTTGTTAACTGGCTATTTGCTATGCTTCCTAAAGTACCACCTAAAGTTAAACTTCCGCTAGAAGTTACTGTACCTGTAAGGGTAATGCCGTTAACTGTTCCTGTACCGCTTACTGATGTTACTGTGCCTGTTGTAGGAGTTGTCCATGTAGGAGTTCCTGTTCCTGCGCTAGTTAATACTTGACCTGAAGTTCCAGCAGCAGTAAATGCTGTTACGTTTGAAGCTGATTGATAAGGAATTTGCCCTGCTGCGCCACCAATTAAATAGGTTGCGTTTGTAGCATTAGTAACAAATGTGTTACCAATAGCTGTAGTTATTTGTGATCCTGTAGCGGCTGTAAATGCTGAAGTGCCATTACCATAAGCAAGACCAGTTAAAGTAGCAACGCCTGTACCGCCATAAGTTGCACCAATTACTGATGCGTTCCAAGTGCCAGCAGTTAACGTACCAACGCCTGTAATGCCTGTATATGAGCCACTAATATAGCTTGAGCCTACTGTACCGCTAGTAATTTGACTTCCAGAAATTGCAATACTTGTATTAGTTACGCTTGATACTTGACCTGAAGCGTTTGTAACAAAAACAGGTACGGCTGATGCAGAACCGTATGTTCCTGCTGTGCCTACAGGAGTAATGCTAAATGCTGAACCTGTAAGTGTTAACCCTGTGCCTGCTGTGTATGAACCTGACGTGGAAAAATTACTCCAAGTCATATTGGTAGTACCTAAAGTGCCACCAGGCTGGGCTAAGTTATACCAAAGCGTTCCTGCTTGTGCGCCACCGTCTACAAAAATCATTGCGCCTACATATTGCGCCCATGTAGTTGAGCCTGGTGCATAAGTCCAAGCCCCTGCTGAAGCCACATAAATGCCGTTTTGAGCAGCGTTTGTTTGGTTTTTGACTAGGACTATATTCCCTGCCGCTAAAGCTACACCATCAATTGTTTGAAGCCCTGATAACGTAATGTTGGCTGTAGTTGCTGCTTGTGCAGGCTCTTTCCAACTAATACCTAAAGCAACTGTATCAACATACAGCTTATTAGCAATGTCTGTAGAGCTTGAAGGCGTTGTTGAAATTGTGCCTGTAGTTGTAGCTATATTAGTAAAAACCCCTGTACTAGGGGTTGTAGCACCAATAGTCGTACTATTAATCGTACTATTTGTAATGGTTGCATTAGTTATTGAACCACTTACAGGGACAGTAAATGGTACGCCCTGACCAATAAACGTGTTAAATGTACCGTCTAAATTAAAATAAGCCTGTACAGGCAGGATATTTTGATCTTGCGTTAACGCTGGGCCAGTAGCCATATTAATCCTTAGTTTTGATCAACCATAGGCAATACATACAGCGTATTAGCTGCGCCAATAGCAGTAATAGCAAAGCTAGGCGGTACGGCAATCACGGTAGGTTGTGACATTGAGATACCTAGAACAAAGCTGTTAGAGCTATTTCCACCTGTAGGAAGAACGGCTGCCGCAGCAGTTGTCGTAGTTCCTGCAACGGCTGGAGCAATAGTAATAGCAATAGGTGTTGTACCTACGTTTAAAAAGCCACAAAAGTTCGCTTGATCATTACCTAAAGGGGTAATTGTTACAGAAGTCGAGCTTGCTGTAGTTACTGCAATAGCCGTTGTAGGGCCAACAAATCTATAAGCTGATACGTTTGCCATGATTTATCCTTAAACAGCAGTAGAGGGTGCTGGGCCTTCTAAACGAGTAATTTGAACAGCATACAAGCCAGAAGCTGGTGTTGCGCTACCAGTTGTGCAGTTAGCAAACTGAATTGATAGTACGCCAGCAGTTAAGCAATCAGATTCAGCAATAACAATACCTGTAGTTTGTGCGCCTTGATAGCCTTGAACAAGCACAAAATCGGTAGTTTGTAAGCCACCAACGCTAAAAGTCTGAGTAGCAGAAGTATTTGCGGCTACAGCAGCAGGAGTAATAGAAGGGGTAATATAAAAAGTTTCGTGGGAATTGCCACGAGTTACAGTAGTGCTAGACATAGTTTTTTCCTTTGCAAAGGGGGTGTGTTGTAAATCTACAACTATTTTACATTGTTTTGTGCTTCCCTCAAGTGTTTTCCACAACTTCCTTTAAAAGTTTTGTAACCGATATGACCTAATTCAAATTCAAGATTTGCCCATACTTTGCCACCTATATCTATCCATCTTTGGCAAAAGCTGAAATCTTCACTTAAACGATTGCCGTCAGGAGTTTCATAAGGGTCAAATACAGGCCAAAATTGACTGTTTTCACTTACGCTACGCAATGTTTGTCTAGGATATGCCTCAATCATCTTTAAAGCACAATCTTTACTAATTTTTAAAAAACCACCAGGAAGCCCTAAAACTTCCATTAATCCTGTTTCAGGATCATTACGATATTCTTCTTTTTCGGCAATTTTAAAAGGCCATTCCATAGGCTCTTGCTTCTTAGGGTAAATACCACCTACTACATCTACAGGGTAATCAATTAACTTAATTAATGCTCCTGGCTCCCAAAATACGTCATCATCAACAAAAACTAGCGTATCGCAATTAGAGCGTACAAAAGCACCAAATAATGCTCCTCTTGATCCTGCTATATCGCTATTTCCAATATCTTCTGCAATGCAGAATTTATCGCCACGACCAATAATATTGATAGCATCAAGCAAAATAGACCGCATAGTAGGAAAATGTACCTTTGCTGAATAGCAAGGCATGGCAATCATTACATTTTTCATAAGCCCCCTCAGAATGTTAAAAACCCAACCTTTTTAGGGGTTGGGCTTCTATTTTATAACAAATTACTGTGCTGACAAGTCGTAACCATATACATATACGTCAATTGTGCCTGTTACAGCAGCAGAAGATACGTTTACATACAAAGTTTGAGCAGATGTTGCACTAGCTGTCAAAGTAGCAGCTACAACTGATGCGTTAGCAGTAGTTGTGTTAGTTGCTAAAGCAGCTTTAGTGTAAATTGCAGTACCACCAGCCGATAAAGCTGTGTAAACACCTAAATAGGTGCTACCTGTGGATACTGCTG